TCATAAGGTAAACTACCTTTTTTCTGTTCATCCATTAAATCTAAAATAAATGCAGCAACATCCTCTATTGTGTTAATTGTTTCTCTATCAACATACAAAAACTGTCCCTCATAATCAATAAGCTCACCTGTTTCTTCATCAAATATTTCATCAACTTCAAAACCCATCATTTTAGCATGTTCCCATGACCATTTCATTTCAGTAATAATAAAAACAGGTAATATACCACGTTTTTGGGCAGCAACTGCTGCCTCAAGTAACGCGGTAGTTTTTCCTGTATCTGAATGTCCTCTAAGTAAAACAATATGACCTAAAGGGATTCCTGGTACTGAGGTAACTTCTTGAAATGCCGGTGAAAGTGGGATCCAATCTTGTGCTTTAAATTTAACATTAGATGCTAAACCTTTTTTATTTTTAAAACTATTTAAATTAAAACCGGATTTTAATTCCTTATCTACTGCTTCTGACAGTGATTTTCTTTTTCTTGGCATATAACTTTATTTAAAAGGGTAAATCGTCTTTATCGTCGTCAAACACTTTATCAAATGTGTCTCCTTTAGTTTCTTTCTTTTTAGTAGAAAGACTATAATTTGAATCAGTTTTTTCATCATCAAATGCAGCAGCAGGTTCAGATGAAATTTCTCCTTCTTCTTCTTCAGGTGATAACCATTCTTGAAGAGCACCTTTAAGAGTATCAAATGGAAGTGGTTTAAATGTTTCCTTAGGATTTTGTTGATCATTTATCCATGTTTCAACTTGTTTTTTATCAGTTGATAATGGGGTTTGTTTCATAGAAGGTGAAATAGAAGTATTAGGATACTTAGTACCATTTTGTTCAGGACTAGTAGTAACTAATTTAATGTCTCTACCATTCATAATATCTGTAAAATCACCAACTTCTTCATCAGCAGCTAAATTTAAAAATGCTTCATAGACCATTTTACCAAATTCCCACATTTGAACTCCTTCTGATTCTTGTCCTCTAACAATTACAGGTGCAAAAATACGAGTTTTAGGATCTAATTTTTTAGCTAAACGCCAATTTTCTTTATCATTAGTACCTCTAAGTTGTTTTGCAAATTCAGCAATTGGATCTTTTTCATCCCAGTTTAGTGGAGAAGCAAGAGTTCTAAATTTACCAATGTTATAATAAAACTGCATTTCCATAAAAGGGTAGTCTTTATTATACTTAAAAGGTACAACTCTTACTGTTTGTTTACCCATTGAGGGTTTAAATTTGTTTAGCGGTATGTAATCGCTTTTGTTACCTCCATTGTTATTAGAGGATTTTTGTAGTGTGTCAAGTTTTTTCTTGATTGCATCTAGATTCATATTAATAACTTATTTAAAATTTATAACTGTAATATAATAACCTTTATTTAAATATCCAACTATAATTCAATAATTTTGTGAATTTTTGTATTTAGTTGTTTAATTTCGTTGTGTTGGGTAAGTAAAATACAATTTCTATAATGTTGCCAATTTATAGGAAATTTAGTATCAACTACTCCATTATTTAGTTTTTTTATTAACTCATTAAGAGCATTTATTGTGTATAAAGTATTAGATTCTTTTTTTCTGTGTACAAGAATTGTATTTTCAGGGATATCATTAATGTTACCTTGATCAACGTTATAAGTTACAACATATTCATTATTACTTTTAACTTGTAATGCAAACATTTTGTTATACATTATAATATACTTACTTGATAATTCTTTAATTAAAGTATCTAGTTTATCTAAAGCAGTAAAGGTACAAAACAATCTATTATTCATCAACGTCAAATCTACAGCACTATTAAAGTCATATATATTATACGTATTGGGTGATTCTTCTAAAGTATTAAACATAATTTGTTGTTGTAAAGCTATAGTCTTTACCAGTTTTTGTTTTAATTTGTAATTGGTGTTTTTTAAATATTTCTTGTATTTGCTCTAAAAGTTCTGTTTCACTTTTATCATAATCTAATAAAAACGAATCATAAACATATAATACGAGTTTAGTTTTTTTCCCTCGTAAAAGTTTAAAAATATCCCACAGTATAAGAACATTAGTTGCGGTTTCCAAGTTTTGAAGTAAATAATTTAAAAGTTTTTGTGGATTCATATTATCCAGCTTATCTCTCTCAAATCTATATTTAGATACGGGACACTCTATATATCCCTCGGTTTGAAACTTATCCCATAATTCATTTGTATATACTTTTACTTTTTGGAAGAAGGGAAGATGTTTATACTCTTTCCAAATACCTCCATAAATTTGTTTGAAAGTGATCTCTTTCGCTTTACTATATTCCACTCCATACATTTTAGCAAAAAGCTTGTGGATATCCACATCATCGAAACTAAAACCACATTCACTAGCCAAAAGGGTAGGATGGTAAGCACTAATATCCATTTCAATAAATAAGTCATTGCGCGGTTTAAAACATTTTCTTTCTCCATTTTCTTTACTTAATGCCGAGTAGTTTACACCTCCAAATGTATTAGAGGGCCTCGTTGTTGTTGTGTTAAAATTATATTGTGTGTATACATAACCATCATTGGTGCCTTTATCAAAATAATGTTGATATAGCGTGTTATCTACTTTAATCCCTGATTGTTCTATCATGTTAAACACAATTGCTGCTCTATTATTGTAAAATAAATTAGGTTTTGTAAATGTAAAATTTCTATAGTTTTCTTCACATACCTCATAGTGTTTAACTATTGGTATTAATGGGTTAGTATGCGCACGTCCACCACTATTTTGGTTAATGTGGTTGTGAGCAGGTGTTAATTCTGGTATATACGTAGTAAGGGATGGGGGTGGTTGTAGTAAGTTGTTAAATGGTATTTCTTTTATGTAATGTAGAAATTCTTTTTTATTTCTTATATGTAGGTTTTCTACACTATTTAATACTTTTATTCCCTCTTCTATATCAAAATTTATTGTTTCACTATGATTTATTGGAATTATATATCCTTTTGTATCTGTTATTGGTCTAATATAAATAGCACATATGTTGTTTTCTACAGGATGTAAAAATGGTGATGTTGGGATTATCTCAACATATGCTTCTTTGTATTTAATTTTACAAAGATTATCTATCTTAGTTTGATTTTCTATAAGCCAATACATAAGATTAAGATACTAAAAAATATTTAAATAGACAAATATTTTAGTATCCTCCCCCACCACCAGAATATCCTCCTCCCATTGAAGGGGGTGGTGTTGGGGTTTGAGGTGATGGTTGTGGTTGAGGTGTTGGTTCAATTTGAGGAGCACTAGGGGTAATAGGAGTTAATAAATCATGTTTTCTTTTAATATGAGTAGCTCCTACCATAGGTCCTTTTTCAGGATGAACATGATATGGACCTATATATTCTTTACCATCAGGGGTTGTAAATTCTCCACCACTTGTATATAGGTTTTCTTGTGTATTAGGTTCTATATAAAATTGAGTAAATTTATCTTTAAAATATTTAGAAAAACCTGGCCATTTTAATTGTTGTTCTTTAGTTAAAACTGCTCCTTTATTGGAATTAAAAATTTCAGTTTTATCTCCTTTTATTCTCCAAATAAGAGAAGTTGGTTCGTATAAATCAAATGCTATACCACTATTTTTACTTTTTAGAGCATTATAGGTTAGTTTATCAATCTCAATATATTTTAATTCGTTTGTTTTTTTAGTAAAATATCTTATAAATTGTCCACTATCTTTTTGTTCTTGGGATAAAACAGGATAATAAGAGGAAGGTATTATCCTAGATTGAGCATCTGAAGAATAATTAGTGTTAGTATTAGTACTATAGATAGGATCTCCAATATCATCTGTTTGAGTTCCATCAAATACTGTTATAGCATTTGTTGAATTAACTTTTACAGAAGAATTATTATTTGATATAGGAATAAGGGTAGCAGGGTTCACCGGAATTATTTCTTTTGAGTTATTATTAGGTATTTTTTCTGAATAGATTTTTCCATCTGAAGTTTTGTAATATGGGCCTTTATAAGGTTGGGAATTGGATTTAAAAGCATATTCCCCCCCATTTGTAAATAAATCTGTTTGTATTTGTGAAAGTGGATAATAAGGCATAATTTATACTGTTGTTCTAGTTATTAATTGACCAAAACCATTTATTGATATAATTGGGGCTGATCTTGGTGGTGAAACTGATAGACTCCAATTTCCATCAAGAACTAGAATTCTTGAACAGTCTGAGGTAGCTGGGGCTATATAAATACCTATATGCTGATTAAAACGTTTTCCATTATCTCCAGTTTCAGCACGATCCCAGTCAAAAGTTACATAATCACCTGGGAGTACATATCCATTAGTTATAGCTGCTTTAGCTTTTGAAGCTTGTCCATTATTTTTAGCTGCTCCTAATCCATTTATAAATGTAGGGTTATTATTTATAGGAATATAATTATTTGTATTTTGATAAGCTTGTCTAGTACTTTCAACATATGAAGTTTGAGCACTTTTTTTCCAATTATCATATTTATTTTTCCAGTTTTCTACTATTGTTCCCCCTTTAGCATTAACAGGAGGTAAAAGATAAGACCCTTTACCATCACCCACATTTTCCCAAGTGTTAGGATAATTAGTGGTGGATGGGATATAATTGTTACCTTCTGTTAAAGCTTCTTTATACACTAATCTTATAAAATAATTACACCAATGTTGACCACGACTCCAACCAACTCCTTGAATTTTTTTTTCAAAATTAATATCATTAAACCCATATCTTGTATTTTGTTCCATTACCCCAGTTTTATAGTTTTTAACTAATCCTGAATAGTTGGTTTGTTTTACATAAGAAGCAGCTATTTTAAGTATTCTTTCTCTTAATTTAGGTAATTTATTTCCTTTTTGGTATCCTGATAAGTAACTCATATTTTTATAAATTGAATATTATGTCTAATCCTTTTTTAATAGCTGTATCTACTTGGGTTTTATTTTCATATGCTCCTCTAGCAAATCCAGTTTCAGTAGTTGCTCCTGTTCCTAAAGTACGTTTTCCATCTCCAGTTCCACCTCCAGATGGTGGAGTATTAGGTGCAGATCCAGCTTGTGTTGAAGAAGCAGCAGCAGTAGTATTTGCTACTTCAATTGCTTCATTTACTGCATCAGTAAATAAATAATCATAATTTTCAATTACTGTTGAATTGTCAGGTGTTGTAGATTTAGGTTGTACTAAAGTAATAATTGTTGTTTCCCAATCATTATTTTTAATATCATGGTCTACTCCTGTTATAATAAAATCTAAGGTTTTACCATATGCTTGTGGTAAAAAAGATGAATTAACATGTAAAGTATTGTATATTTTTATTCCCTCTATTCCATTCATTGTAAAACTCATTTTAAATGGAATAAAACCAATACCACCTGTTACACCATCAGAATCCATATTTTCTAATGATTTTGTTGCCAAAGCATATTTATAAAATTCAGTTACAATTGAAATACTTTTATTTATAGTTTCTGTATCAAATTCTCCATTAAAATAAGCATCATCACCATCATCATCAGGTTTAAAACCTACATATGTATTATTTGCCATACTAACATATTGGTTTATATAGTTTTCTAAAGGTTCAGGGACTCCTAGAGGATCTGCTGTTTCATTAGGGGAGGATGCAGCTTCTTTAAATCTATCAACTAATCCCTTATTCCATTTTGAAAAAGCCGTACCATTTGTTCCTTTTACATATCCCGCAGAAGTAGCACCAATAGTTATCATACTAGCATATTCAGGTGAAATTGTAGTTTTAATATCTAGTTTTCTTATAAAATTACCTTTTCCCCTAAGATCAAATCCAAATAAATTTAAAGTATAAGGAGTGCTTGGTTCAGATTTAATCTGATTTGGAATTGGAGTAGAATCTCCAATATAAAGAAGATTTTGAGTTTCATCTATTACAGGTTCTAAATTATTAACTCCACCTAATGCTTTATTAATTCCAGAACATATTTCACTTAAAAAGTTAAATAAACTAATATCCCCATTTTCATCAACTTTATTTGAAAGAATATCTTCTATAAAAGTATGATTTAAATATATGTTTTTTATATATGCTCTGTTTGGATTTAGTTGGAAAGTGTTACCTATCCCATATATTTCTTTTTCACTTTCTTCTAAATCTAATTCTCTAAAAGGTTCTAATTCATCATAACACATTATATTAGTATAATTTACTAAAGGAGCATTATCACCACTTTGTTTTCCAATTTTTGGTAATTTTTTACTAATTTGATTTTTAACTACACATATTCGTGGATCTAATGATAATTGTTGTGGAAGGGTAAACATTCCATCCCTAATATAAGTATTATTATCAGAATTATTATAATCGTGTATATTTACAATAGGGACGCCTTTTACTTTTTCAATAACACCATCATTTTTATTTTTTATTTGAGGAACTATATCACTATTAATATACTGCATTAAAGCTCCTAATCTGATGTAAAAACTGGAATTTTGTTGTAAAGTTTGAAAACCATCAGTTAAAGAAAAAAATTTTAAAGGATTTATAATTGTTTCTTTTTTCTCATCAATTATTTTTCCAACAGCTTCAATTTTATATAATTGTTTTTCTGTTTCTTGCTCTAAAGTTCTATTAAAAAAATTATCAGCATTAGGTGTAAGTTGGGTTTTAAGGTGATTTAATTTTTTTCCATATTTCCACTTATAAATATCTTGTTTAAATTTTGATTTTCCAGATAATGTATTATAAGTTTTTTCATCTGCCGTAAATGTTTCAGTAAATTTTTCAGATTGTGGGATTTGTATTTTAGTATTACCACCTACATTTAAGTATACGGTTATAGATTGTTTTTTTATATAATATTCATGAGTTTGAGAAATAGTTGATAAACCCCCTTCTGGTTCTGTTTTTAATAATTGCCCTACATATTGCTGCTTTCTATTACCTTCTAGATTTGTTAGTTTAAGTTTAACAAGTCTTTCTTTATCAAGTTCAGAAAATTGAAAAAAATCCTCTACTACTTGTTCGTTATTTATGTATTTGTACATGTATAACATTGATGAAATTTGATCTTTTATGTTTCCCCCTTCAGGAACTTCTCCTTTATTTTCTGAGTCTGGAAGGGTTAAATGAATAAAATCAAGAATTGATTTATTAGCAGATACATTCACTTTAAGTGATTCAATTACATCTCCTAAACTTATTAAATTAAGGGTAACATCATAAGAACCTAAACTATCTATACTCCATTCAAAATTTACAATTTTTCCTAAAAATCCACCATAATTCCCATCATATTTATTTCTTAAATTTTCTATTTCATCTAAAATATCAAGATAAGAACCACCTTGAGAAAACTTATCACTAAAAAAACCATTTTCTTTATCTTCTATTAAAGTTTGGCCTATTTTTTGAATAGATAAATTCTTATTATTAGTATAAATATTATTTCCAAATTCAATTAACACAGTATACCCTAATCTTAAGTATAATAGTTCAAAAATGTCAAATTGGTCTTTACTATGAAGTTTATATTGAATTGTAGCTTTTTTAAGAGAACCTCTAGTTAAAGATTTAATATTAAACCCTGTTATACCAGGCATAGGTACATATCCAAAATCACTTTTAGAATATGAACCATTTGAGTTTAAAAAATTAGAAGTACCAAATCCCATTTTACTTTTTAATCCACTCCAACTATCAGATAAAGAAGATACTCCATTAAAAAGTACAAATTTTTTAGCTAATTCCTTTCCTTTATATTTTTCTAAACTTCCTTCAGGAACTTCAATATTTTTAAGTTTTTCTTTAGCAAAAGGGGAAAGATTACCATTTTCATCAGTTTCTAAAGCTACACCTGAAGCCATTTTAATCCAGGCATTTTGGTTATTTAGTAATTGGATTTGGTTTTTACTTCTGTTATTAGTATTACTATAGAGTTCTTGCCTAACATTAAACTGGTTTGCTATATATTCATTAACTTCTTCGCCTAACATTTTATTTTACTCCATTTAAAGTTTCATAATCAGCTATTATAGTAGGTATTCTTTCATTACCAGGTATTCTTAATTGAGAACCTATATTGGGAATTAAAGAATCCGGCATTTGATTTGAATTAGCTCTAGTTATAATCCACCATAAACTAGCATCATTATAATATTGTAAAGCTAAAGTATCATACCTATCACCTCTATTAGTATACACATAAGTGTCTGAAAAAGCACGGGGAATTTCAGGATATTTTACATTAGAATACCCAATTTTAAATTCTTTTGCTTGGTTAGTACCTGATGCTAGTGATATGTTTTGATATCTATTCATTTATTAATCTATTATATCTACAACTTCTTCTTCAAAATCAACATCAGGTGGAGGTAATAAATTTTGATCCGTGTCTGATGTAGTTGTTGGTGTTGTTGTGGATTGGGTTTCATTATTTTTAGGTAAATATCCATTATTTTTAGTATCCCGACCTAAAGCTATAAATCTTTCTTTTCCATAAGTATTTCCATCTATTATATTACCCTCACTATCAAAAAGTTGTGATCTATCATAAGTATTTTGTTGGATTCTTGGTAAGAATTTATGGATAGGGGTAAATTTCATTTTTACTTTTAAAATAAATGGTAATTCTTTAGTATTAATATCTGTAAAATCAGCACCTATTCCATCACCACCTTCTTTTCCTTCTACTGGGATTTGAATATCCCAAGGTGATTCTTCAGGGATTCCAACACTTACACTTTCTAAAATACCAGGTTGTTGATAAAACCAATCACCAACTGAAAGTTCTGTAATGTTTCCAGCCATATATCCTGCGGATGTGTAACTTGGTGCTAAAGAAGAAGCTAAAAAATTTAATTTTCTATACATAGGAAGAAGTTCTTGTTTTGATAAAGCAGCTAATGTAAATCCTACATTAACACTTCTATCAAATCCTTGATATTTATAAAATTTTTCTCCTCTACCAATATACTCTGTTGAGTTCCATTTAGCACTATAATCATCACTTAAATCATCTAAAAATGCTCTAAATATTATATGTTGTTTTTTACTTTTTGAAGGGTCTAATATTGAAATTCTAAATCTTATAAAATCATTATAAAAATCATCTTTAGGGAGACCTCCTTCTATTATAGGTAAGGCATTTATTCTATCAGTAGGGCCTAAAACCTTACCTGTGTTTCTATCTTTTTTTCCAATAGAATAATCGGAAATATCTCCTATTTGACCTGGGTCGTTGAATCTACCTATACCTACTCGTTTTTCTTGATTTTCTACTAAATAATCAGGAGATTTAGCTATAAAACTTTTAGTTTGGTCAGATACTAATCTTTTTCTAAAATCGGGTCTTAATCTTTGATTAGTATTTCTTTCTTCTTGATTAAAATCTGTTTTATTCCAAGTAGCCCCTCTTAATACTCTAGAAAATACAGAATCAGGTACAATACCTGTTAAAGATCTTACATAATCACCACTTAACCATGGTTGTATATTTTCACTATTATCCCTATCTATAAGATAATTTCCTTCATTATTTCCAAATAATTGTTCATTTGTAGTTAAAGGATTATTTATTTTATAAAGTAATGAAACTGTATTATTATTGAAAATATGTTTAAGATCATATATTGTAGGTTTATCAATACTATAGTTGTAATTGTTATTATATGGATCCCTTCTAAGTACACCAGTTCTTGCTGGGGTTGTTCCATCATTTAAAGTAGAAAAACTTATATTAGTTTGACCTACTCCAATAACAGAATTAGGACCACCACCATATGAATATAAGATACTATCAGGAATTAATTTTGGTTTATATGTTTTAGTTAGATTTAAACCCTTTGTATTCCATAAATTTAATAATCTATTATCATAAGATACTTTTTCTTGAAAGTTATCTTCATAAGATTGCTCTACATTTTTACTAGCTATATTTTTATTAGCTTGAGCATTTTCAACTTTAGCATTTTTTCTTTCTAGCTTTTTTTGAGTTTGTTGGTCTCTATAAGCATCCCATTTTTCTAAAAAGTTATTACCTCTTCTTAAAGCATTAGGGGTTTGTGAATTTTCAATTTCTTCTTTTGTAGCATATCCAAATAGTATTCCTCTATCTTCAGGTCTTTTATTTTGTTCAGCTATAGCTCTATCTTTAGCATTAGATTGTTGGAGTGTAGCTCGATAAAGTTTTTGATTAGCTTTTTGTTCTTCTCTTATAACATTAAAGGGCATAGTACTTCTAAGCTCACTATTCCTTTGTCTTATGTTTTTTGCAAAAACTACATCACCATATTTTTTAATAGCAGCACCTGGGAATAATCCTGTAGGGTCAAGTCCTTGTTTATTTAAATGAACTCCTGCAAATCCAACAGCTGCTTGTCCTAAAGTAGATAAAGGGGTATAAATTCCTTCATTTATAGGACTTTCACTAAATTCATCAACAACAATACCTTGACCTACAATTGATCTTGATTTAATAAACCCCCCATAAGCGGGGCCATTTGCAGTTTCAGCTTTTGCAGCTATTCTAGAAAGTAAATTTTGTTTTACTGTAAAAAGTAACCCATTTGGGTTTTTAAAGTCAAAAAAATATTTAGATAAACGCGTAACGTCCTCAAGTGCTCTAGATGGTGCAGTTAAACCTCCTCTAATTATTCCATCACCATCAATAGCTGTATTTTCGGCTTGATCTCCAATAGGAGTTTGAATATAAGGCTTTCCACTATCTCCCCCTCCTGGTCTATCTTTACCAAATTTAAGAGATTTAAATGAGGTGTCCCCATTTTTTAATTTCATTAAAAGCCCCATATTGCTATTTTATTTTACTATTCTGGTAGGTTATCCAAGTATTTTGGAGGAGTAACACCATCTAAATCTAGCTGTGAAGGTTGTGGAAAACCTAATAAAGCTGGATCACCATTAAGCGAATAAGTCTTATGTAGTACCGATTCAGGTGTGTCTTGATTTGAAATTGGTGGAGTTGTTCCATCATATTCACTTAGATTAGATCCTTCTGATTGTAGTCTGTTTAAAATTCCCATAGTTGTTATTTTATTATAAATATTATATATTATTGAACTTGATAACTGTTTCTTCTTGTAGCACCACCTGTTTCATTTGGTCTTTGGTCAGTTGTTGCAGTTATAATTTTACTCCCATCAATTGATACCTCTATTGGTCTAGAAGCTAAAGCGTTTATAGCATTAATAACAGTAGACATATCAGTGCCTCCTTGGGGTGGTTGAGAGGAACCTTCTTTTTTACCTCCAAATAAATTAGTTCCTGCTATTACACTATCATCTTTATCAAGTTGAATTGATCCTTTTTCACCTGACATCATTATACCACCTTTAGGGTCAATTGCAGCATCTTTAACAGATTTTGCTTTAGTTGCCATAGAATACATCCCAGCAATTGCTGCAGCTGCTAAAGGTATACCAAGAGGACCAAGTAAACTAAATGCTGTAGATATTGCTCCTACCGCACTCATAAGTGCGGGAACAGCCGCAGCTGCTAATGCTGCTCCAACAGCATAAGCTAAAGGACTTCCTTCTTTTAAACCTTTAACAAACATTCCAATTCCTGTACCAATAGCTTCTACTATAAATAATATAGGTGTCATAGCTAATTTAAATGCTGGAAGGATTTCTTGAACTATTGTAATAAATATATCTTTCAATTTTTGAACAGAATTATTAAATTCCTCTTGCATTGATTGTTGTTCAAATTGTTTAGCTAGTGCTTCATCTCCTAACATTTTAGCTGCTTTTTCAGCACCATGTTTTTCTTTTAGTATTTCATATTCTTTTTGTGCTGCTTCAACTGATTCGGCTCCAATATTTTTTAAAGCTTCACTTTCTATTAAGGATTTGGATAATTCCTCTCTAGACATATTCATGGCTTTAGCTAGTGATTCTTGTTGAATTACATTCATTTTACCAAAATCAGCAGCTGAGCCTACTTGTTTAAGCATTTCAGCGGCAGCACCTGCAGCATCACCATTTAAGGCTAATCCTCTTGCTCTTTCAAGATTTAAATCTTTTCCAATTAATAATTCAGCTTCAAGTTCATTAGTAATAGAATCTTCAAAATTTAATAATCCTTTAGATATACTTTCTGCTTGTTCTAAGTTAATACCAAATTTCTTTGCTTCAACAGCTGCTTTAGCCATAGCATCTCCTGATCCTCCTAAAGATAATTTTAAAGAAGCAGACATATTATTTACTTCTTTTAAAATAGTTTTTTCATTAACAGCTATTTTATTTCGTCTAGCATACGCTTTAGCTCCTCCTAAAATTTCTTTTGTATTAGCTTTTAATGATTTACCTTGCCCTAAAGATAATTTTTGTATATTCATTAACTCATCAGCAGTAAATCCTGCTTGTTCTGTAAATTTAGTAAAAGTTTTTAAGTCAGCTTCATTTAATTTAGCATTAGTTCCTAATGAACTACCAACTGACATTAATGTTTTTTGAAGGGCTTCAGTATTTAAAGCAGCATCTCCTGATAAAGCTGCAATTGAGGTAAGTTCTTTTCTAGTAGAAAGAGCTTCACCATAAGTCATATTCATAGATTTAGCAAGCTCACCAGTTTGCTTATCTACATCCATAAATATTTTAGCAAAAAATGATAAAATAGCAAGAGGATCAGTTATAGCTGTTTTTAGTTGTTTACCTAATTCCTTAGCCATCATTCCAGCTGTTTTTAATCTACCCGGAACTTTACCTGTTTCTTCTTGAATTTTTTTAGCTTTTTTTGCTACATTATCAACTGCTTCACCTGCGTTAACTAAATCTCCTATTATAGGTATTTTAGACATACCTTTTGCTAGTGCACCTGACAGTCCTAGACTCTTTTTTAAAGCTTTAGCATTTTTTAAATCTTCTTTTCTTTCTTTATTTTGATCTTGTAGTGCCTTTTTATTAGCTAGAGTAAATGCTAACTGTTTTTCAGTTGAAGACATACTCTCTGTCATCTTATCAATATTTGCATCATGAGATGCTATTTGTTTATTAAGAGCATCAACTATGTCAAGATTAATTCCACCTTGTTTTGCAGTTTTATTTAATTCTTCTTGAAGTAATTTTTCTTTAGCTTTAATTTGACCTAGTTCACTATTTAATTGATTAGATCTTTTTACTCCTTCATTACCTGCTTGTTTTGCTAAAGAAAGCTCACTTACTTTAGATTTTTCTATAAGTTTAGCATTTTTAGAAATTTGTTTTTGAACTGAATCAATATCATAACTATTTTTTACTTGATCTAAAATAGCTTTATTAACATCTTTATTAATTTTTAAAAGATTAGCATCAGCTGTGGTTCTTTTAATGTTAATGCCTAAAGTTTCTTTTAAAGAATCTACCATTGAGGATGATAGATCATAACTTTCTCTTTGTTTATCTATTTGTTCTTGTAAGAGCTGGTTTTTTTCTTTTTGAAGTTTAATAACCTCTTCATTAGATAACTGAGAATCTTTAAGAGCTTTATTAATTTCATCTATATCTTTTTTAAGAGCCATTTAGGAATATTTTATTATAAATATCTAAAGATATAATTTTTATTTATATTTAGCAGGGCGCTTACTTTTAGCATTTGATAAAAATTCAGGTGCTTTAACTTTACCATTAGAATCTATAACAGTTTTAGATCCATCACCTTTATTTTTATAGGCTTGTTTTTCTTCACTATAGTATTTTTGAATTTCATTAAAGGTAAAACGACGAAGCCATATAGGCATATTATAAACTGTTTCCCAGTCATAACCACCTTTACCATGAAATACTATTTGGTGGATTTGTTGAAATATAGATGCTCTAGTTTGAGGAACTGTATTAGACGTCAGGCCAAAAAAAGTTAACCCCAATTGGGATAGTGACTCTAGTTTCAGCGCTATCGGGAAAAAAAGTTAGATCAACATCAGGTTGAATCTCTTTAATATATTCTCTTAGTTTTCTTGAGTCTTTAGCTAAAAGATAATTATCAACAAATTCTCGAATGTCTTTTGCTTCTGTCTTCCCCTCCACAGAAGTAATCATATACTTTAAACGAGTTGTAAGTTCAGGAGAGTTCTCTTTATTTATTTTCTTTAAACCATCTAATTCACGTTGAATATTTTTTTCATCTTTATGAGTTAAAAGTTTAAATGTAATATGATTTTTTGAGTGAGGTAAAGTAAATTCAAATTTATTACCATTTGCAAGCATATTTTCTTTTACTTCTTTATTTTCTAATAAAGATAAATCAACTGTTTGTTCTTCACCTCCATAATCAAAAACATATTCTGAACCATATCCTAAAATACGAGCAGCAACCATAATTGCATTTTTATCCCCTACTAATAATTCATTATAATCAATTTCAGATACAATTAAAGACTGCATTAGTTTATCTAATACTGTTCCTTTTGAAATATAAGATTGATTTGTTAGGATATCTTCTTCTTTTGCGGTCATGTATTTCATTTCTACTTTACCGCTTTTTAATCCTGATTCTTCAGAATATAATAATCCTTTTGAAGGTAACTCTACTACTTCAGTAGGTAACTTAAATTCACTCATAATTTTTATTTAAAATAACTTTATTGTTTGATATACATATATTAAATCTGTGAAATATTATCCTCTCCTACAAAGAAAGCTTTAACTCCAGGTACTTTTTTAATATCTGAAGCTATTTCTATCATTTTTGATCTATCAAATCCACCTTTTGTTATAAATGGGTATCCATCTACTTTTACACTTAATATAGCTTTAAATTTATTTAAATTTTGATCTTTATACGCAAGTGGTTCTTCAGATGAAATAACTGTAATTCCAGGAATTGCTCTAATATCAGAGTATATTTCTTTTTGAGGACGTTCTTTAATATCAGTAATTAAAGTACCTACCATTTTGTATTTATCTTGGTAGTCTTCGTTTATAGCTTTTTTTAGCTCTTCTTTTATTAACGCACGTAAACTATTATATTTCATTTGTATATATATGTTATAAATATAGTAAGACCTAATTAGATAACCAAGGAAAAATAAAAGCTCCACGTATAAGTAGAGCTTTTAAATATATTTTAAATCTAATTTTAGTAATTCAATATACAATAATCTGGTTGTACTGTTACTGTGATGTTAACGGCAGTTCCATCATCGTCCCAACTATAATCTCCAAAATTAGTTTCAGTAATCATAGCACCTTTAATTATCCATTCATTTACAACATCACCAACTGGTCCTAAACCATTAAATGTAATATCTTTTTTATAGAAATCAGAATAACCATCTCTACCTGTTACTGATTCATGTCCTAAACGTACCCATTCCATCACTGCTTGTGAACCTGCAGGTGTAATTGCTTCATACATTGTAAATTGAATAGTATTCCAAATAGTTTTACCTTTTACATAACGTTGAACGTTAATATGGTTAAGAGCTACAGCAGTTGTTGTATTTGATATAGCACCCATTCCTTTTACTAAAAATGAAGGTATTCCATCTAAATAAAGGATAAACCTATTAGTCATTCGGGGTTCGAATGCTGTGTAAAATATTTCGTTCGGATTTAAAATTGCCATTTTATTTTTTTATTTTGTTCTATTATAAATATCTAAATTTTAAGTTTTTATGCTGGGAATTCAGCTCCTGTTGGTTGTAAAATAAAATCTAAAGATATAAATTCAGCCGTTCTTGTTGGTTGAATATATATTTGTCCAATTAATTGGTTTCTATCTATTACATCAGGCCCATTATTTGAATCATCCATTACAACTTTAAAAGCAAATAAACCTTGTTTTTGTTGTACTGTTTCTAAATATGGTGTAACCCTAGCTAAAAATGCGTTTCTTGTAGTAGCAGTGTTTTGTTCAAATACTATCTGGTCTGCTAGTTGTCCTATAAAAGATTTAAGAGCAATTAATAATCTTCTTACATTTACTCTATCTAAAGCAGATGCTTCTTTTTGTAGTGTTTTTTGCCCAAATACAACAACACCTTCTCTAGGTAAAGTTGCTATAGGATTAACATTTGCTTCATATAAAGTATTTTTATTAGCTGCTGTTAATTTATATTCTGCACTTAATACAGTGTTTAATCCACCTCTATTAATACCAGCAGGTGCAAACCAAGGAGCAGCTGTTCTATCATTAAACGCATATACTCCAGGTATTACTGTTGATGCAGGGACAAATACTA